GATCCGCGATCTTCGCGATACGGCCTCGCTTGTGCTGGAGGAAAGGGGCAGAATTGACAGACTTCGCAAACACGTCGCCGGTGAGGTCGGACCCGGCGGAGCGATCGACTTTGACGCTGCCCGAGCTGAAATCGGGCGCCGCCTGGCTTGCCTCCGCGACGCCGGAGCAGGTGAGTGAGTTTCTTGGCGCGCTGGATGAGAACGCCTTGCTGGCTTTGCCCTGGGTTTTCGAGTTCTGGGCCTTGCCGCACCAGCTGCCGCCCCGGGGGGCCTGGAAGACCTGGGTGATCCTGGGTGGGCGCGGCGCGGGCAAGACCCGGGCGGGATCGGAATGGGTGCGCGCGCAGGTTGAAGGTGCGCGGCCGCAGGACCCGGGCGTGGCCAAGCGGGTGGCCTTGGTCGGCGAGACGCTGGACGAAGTGCGCGACGTCATGATCTTCGGCGAAAGCGGGATTCTCGCCTGCTCTCCGCCGGACCGCAGACCGGAATGGCAGGCAGCCCGGCAGCGACTGGTCTGGCCGAACGGGGCGACGGCAGAGGTTCTGTCGGCGCACAACCCGGAATCGATGCGTGGCCCGCAGTTCGATGCGGCCTGGGCGGATGAGCTGGGCAAATGGACGAAGGGTGCGGAGGCCTGGGACCAACTGCAGTTCACGTTGCGGCTTGGCAAGAACCCGCGCCAGGTGGTCACGACGACGCCGCGCAATGCCGAGGTTCTGAAGGCCATCCTGAAGAACCCGTCGACCGTCGTGACCAATGCGCCGACCGAGGCGAACCGGGCGCATCTGGCCGAAAGCTTCCTGACCGAGGTGCGCACCCGCTATGGGGGCACGCGGCTGGGGCGGCAGGAACTGGACGGACTTCTGGTCGAGGAGGAAGAGGGGGCGCTGTGGACCCAGGGCCTGCTTGACCGGGTGCGGGTAACCGAAGTGCCCGTCTTCAGCCGGATTGTCGTGGCTGTCGACCCGCCGGTGACCCAGACCAAGCAAAGCGATGAATGCGGGATCGTGGTCGTCGGGGCCGACACCCGGGGCGATCCGCGCGACTGGCGGGCCGTGGTGCTGGAGGATGCCAGCGTCAGGGGGGCTTCGCCCGAAGGGTGGGCCATGGCTGCGCTGGCGGCAATGGAGCGGCACGGGGCGGACCGGCTGGTGGCGGAAGTCAACCAGGGTGGCGATCTGGTGGAGCAGGTGGTGCGGATGATCGACCCGCAGGTCCCGTTCCGGGCGGTTCACGCGACGCGGTCGAAGATGCTGCGGGCCGAGCCGGTGGCGGCGCTGTACGAGCAGGGACGGGTCGGCCACCTGCGCGGGTTGCAGGCGCTGGAAGAACAGATGTGCCAGATGACCGTGACGGGCTGGAAGGGCAGGGGATCGCCGGACCGGCTGGATGCGCTGGTCTGGGCACTGACCGAGCTGATGGTGAACCCCGGGACCAAGGTCGTCAGACCCAGCGTACGGTCGATTCAGGGTTCGTGAGCCCGCATCAGCGATAGTTGCACGACAGGAGCGGCCCCCTTGGGCCGTCAGGCCCGGCCGGGTGGTCCGGGTGTGGGTTCGGTTTGCCGATGCGGCATGAAGGAGCGGCAAGATGGTGTTCGATTTTCTGCGAAAGCCCGAACCGGTGGCGGGGGGGACCGAACGCAAGGCCAGTGCCGTGGGCCGGGTGGTCGCTTGGGGGTCCGGCGGGCGCGTGGCCTGGAGCCCGCGGGACACGGTCTCGCTGGCGCGGTCGGGGTATCAGGGCAATCCGGTCGGGTTTCGGGCGGTGCGGCTGATCGCCGAGGCGGCGGCGGCGCTGCCGATTGTCTGCCAGGATGCCGAGCGGCGCTATGAGACGCATCCGCTTCTCGACCTCATGAAGCGCCCGAACGGCGCACAGGGGCGGGCGGAGTTTCTGGAGGCGGTCTACAGCTACCTCCTGCTGGCGGGGAACGCCTATGTCGAGGCGGTGCCGGGTGCGGCTGCCCTGCCGGGCGAGCTGCACGTGCTGCGGTCCGACCGGATGAGCCTGGTGCCTGGGGCAGATGGCTGGCCGGTGGCCTATGACTATACCGTCAGCGGGCGGACGCACCGCTATCAGGTGACAGGGCCGGCCAGCCCGATCTGCCACCTGAAAAGCTTTCATCCGCAGGACGATCACTACGGCTTCTCGCCGCTGCAGGCGGCCGCAACGGCCGTGGATGTGCATACCAGTGCCAGTGCCTGGTCGAAGGCGCTTTTGGACAATGCCGCGCGGCCTTCGGGGGCGATTGTCTACAAAGGCGCAGACGGTCAGTCGGCTCTGTCGACCGACCAGTACGAGCGGCTGGTCAGCGAGATGGAGACGCATCACCAGGGCGCGCGGAATGCGGGGCGGCCGATGCTTCTGGAGGGCGGGCTGGACTGGAAGCCGATGGGGTTCAGCCCCAGCGACATGGAGTTCCAGAAGACCAAGGAGGCGGCCGCACGCGAGATTGCCATCGCCTTCGGCATCCCGCCGATGCTGGTGGGCATACCGGGAGATGCGACCTATGCGAATTACCAGGAGGCGAACCGCGCCTTTTACCGGCTGACGGTCTTGCCCCTGGCGACGAAGGTGCTGGCGGACCTCGCGCATTGGCTGTCGATCTTTGCCGGCAGCGAGGTGGAACTGCGCCCTGACCTGGACCAGGTGCCTGCTCTGGCGGTGGAGCGCGACCAGCAATGGGCGCGGGTCGGGGCCGCAGATTTCCTGACCGTGGCCGAGAAGCGCCTGCTTCTGGGGCTGCCGAAGCTTGCGGAGGGCGAATGACCATACGCAAGGCAGAGGCCGGAGGGCGCTTGCTGCACGACAACCTTTCCGTCGCCGCGGCCCGGATCGAGGCAAACGAGCGCGTGGCCGAAGAACGCTGGTCGGCGCTGGACTATCGGCTGGGTCGCATCGAGGCCGCGCTTGAGCGGTTGGAAAAGCGCATGTGGCTCGGGGTTTACGGGGTGGCGGCGTTTCTGCTGACGCAGATGGCCGAAGCGGTGATCCATGTTGCAACGAGGTGAGGCAATGACGGCTGACAATGGCGCAACCTGGGGCGCACCAGAGCGGAAGTTCACTGGTCCGGACGCGCGCCTTTCGGTGACCGACGAGCATGTCGTGGCGGGCTATGCCTCGGTCTTCGGGAAGAAGGACCAGGGCGGGGATGTCGTGCAGAAGGGGGCCTATTCGGCCAGCCTCAAGCGCCTGGCCGCTGCGGGTGGCCGGGTGAAGATGCTGTGGCAGCACGACCCTGGCCAGCCAATCGGCGTCTGGGACGAGGTGCGCGAAGATGCGACGGGCCTTTGGGTCAAGGGCCGGATCCTGACCGACATCGCCAAGGGCCGCGAGGCCGCCGCCCTGTTGGCCGCCGGGGCGATCGACGGGCTGTCCATCGGCTATCGAACGGTGAAGGCGGAACGCGACGGCAAGGGTCAACGCCTGTTGTCGGAGCTTGAGCTTTGGGAAGTGTCGCTGGTCACCTTTCCGATGCTGCCGGAGGCGCGGGTTGCGGCCAAGGCCGAGACCCCGGACGACGACTGGCGCGATATGGCAGCGGTCTTTGAGGACGCGCGCCGCAATCTGGCCGGGTGCTAGCGGCCGCTGAACACGAAGCGAAAGGGAAAGACGATGACCGAGAGCAAGTCTCGGGCCGGGGAAGGTTTGCCTTCGGCCCAAACGCCGGCTGCGGAGGCCAAGGCCGCCATGGCAGGTTTCCTGAAAGAATTCAGCCTCTTTCAGGACCACGTGAAATCCACCTTGAAGCAACAGGAAGAGCGACTGACCATGTTGAATGCAAAGACGATGAGCTATGGCCGGCCGGCCCTTTCGGTGCAGGCCGAGATCGAGGCCCCGCATCAGAAGGCGTTCAACGCCTATCTGCGCAACGGCGATGACGACGGGCTGCGCGGCCTGACCCTGGAGGGCAAGGCGCTGTCGACCAACGTCGTCGCCGATGGTGGCGTGCTGGTCGACCCGCAGACCGCCGACCGCATCAGGTCGATGCTGCTGGCGACCTCGTCCTTGAGGACGGTGGCGAATGTGGTGCAGGTCGACGCGATCTCGTACGATGTGCTGATCGACCGGAGCGAGGTGGGCTCGGGCTGGGCGCAGGAGGTGCCGGCGACGGTCGAGACGGCCACGCCGCTTTTGGAGCGCATCTCGATCCGCCTGCATGAGCTGGCCGCGATGCCGAAGGCAAGCCAGCGCATCCTCGACGACAGCGCCTTTGACGTCGAGGGCTGGCTGGCCGAGAAGATCGCCACCCGCTTCATCCGCGCCGAGGCCGCGGCCTTCATCAACGGCGACGGCGTGGACAAGCCGAAGGGCATCCTTCTCCCGCCGAAGGTCGCGAACGCGTCCTGGACCTGGGGCAGCCTTGGCTTTGTGACCACTGGCGCGGCGGCTGACTTTGCCGCGACGAACCCGGCGGACTGCCTGATCAACCTCGTCTATGCGCTGGGTGCCGACTATCGGGCGAACGCGACCTTCCTGATGAACTCGCGCACCACCGCCGCGGTGCGTCGCCTGAAGGACTCGACCGGGCGGTTCCTGTGGGTCGATGGCCTGCAGGAAGGCGAGCCCGCGCGACTGATGGGCTACCGCGTGCTGATCGCCGAGGACATGCCGGACATCGCGGCCAACGCCTTCCCGATCGCTTTCGGCGACTTCCGTTCCGGCTACACGATCGCGGAGCGTCCCGACCTGCGCATCCTGCGCGACCCGTTCTCGGCCAAGCCGCATGTGCTGTTCTACGCCAACAAGCGGGTTGGCGGCGATGTCACGGACTTTTCCGCGATCAAGCTTCTGCGCGTCTCGGTGTAACGCCGGCGGCCCGTTCCCCTTCCGGGGGTCGGGCCAATCCGCACCTGCAACACGCAACTGGCCCGGCCGCGGGCGGAGATCTGACCATGATGCTGACCGAAGAAACACAGGTGCCGTCAGCGGCCCTGCCGGTGGAGGAAATGAAGGACCATCTGCGGCTGGGCAGCGGCTTTGCCGATGATGCGCTGCAGGATGGGCTGATCGAAAGCCAGCTTCGCGCGGCCATGGCCGCCATCGAGGGGCGGATCGGCAAGATGCTGTTTCGCCGCCGGTTCCTGTGGGTCCTGGACTGCTGGCGCGGCGACGAGCAGGCGCTGCCGGTCGCCCCGGTGGCCAGCATCTTGAGCGTGACGCTGGTCGATGCGGCGGGCGGCGAGGTGGTGGTGTCGCCTTCGTCCTATCGGCTGGTGCCCGATCTCCAGCGGCCTCGGCTGGCCGGGTTGGGCACGTCGCTTCCGGCGATCCCGGCGGACGGGATGGCCAAGGTGGCCTTCGAAGCAGGCTTCGGTTCTTCCTGGACGGATCTGCCGGTGGACCTGCGGCAGGCCGTGCTTCTTCTGGCCGGAGAATACTACGAGCATCGCCATGACGACGGATCGCAAGTGGCCGGCCTGCCTTTCGGGGTCGTCACGCTGATCGAGCGCTGGCGGACGGTTCGCATCCTGGACGGAGGCCGGAAGAAATGAACGCGCCGCATCTGAACCGGACGCTGGTGCTGGAGGGTGCGCTGCGCACCGCCGATGGCGCCGGTGGCTTTACCGAGGCCTGGACGGCCTTGGGCACGCTTTGGGCCGAGGTGCTGCCGGGATCGGGAAGCGACGTTCTTGGCGAAGAACGGATGCTGTCGGCGGTGCCTTACCGGGTGACCGTGCGGGGTGCTCCGGTCGGCTCACCCTCGCGCCCGCTGGCGGGGCAGCGGTTCCGTGAGGGGACGCGGCTGTTCCTGATCCAGGCAGTGACGGAACGCGATCGGCAGGGCCGCTACCTGACCTGCTTTGCCCGCGAGGAGGTGCCGAAATGAGCTATGGCGCAGCGCCTGCCCTGCAGCAGGCGGTCTTTCAGAGGCTGACCACATGGCCCGCGCTGACGGGGGTCGCGACCCATGATGCCGTGCCAGCAAATGCGACCGGTACTTTCGTGCTGATCGGGCCGGAGGAAACCCGTGACCAGTCGGACAAGTCCGGTGCGGGGGCCGAGCATCAGATGGTGATCAGCGTCATCACCGATGCGACCGGGTTCCTGTCGATCAAGACCATCGCCGCAGACATCTCGGACGCGTTGATCGGTGCGCCGCTGGCCCTGAGCCGGGGGCAGCTGGTGAGCCTGTTCTTTGTCCGCGCTTCGGCCCGGCGGATCGAAGAAGGCGAGACACGACGGATCGACCTGACCTTCCGGGCGCGGGTTCAGCTTTAGCCCGGGTGCCCCCCACACCCATCCCCTCCCCACGAGGGGGAGGGGGGCCGCCAGATGGCGAATGATCATTCATATTCGGATGGAGAACGGACATGGCTGTGCAAAGCGGCAAGGATCTGCTGATCAAGATCGACCAGACCGGGGACGGCCAATTCGTCACGGTCGCCGGCCTGAGGGCGACGCGGATCAGCTTCAACACGGAATCGGTGGATGTCACCAGCCTGGAAAGCGAAGGCGGCTGGCGTGAGCTGCTGGCAGGCGCGGGGGTCAAGTCGGCCTCGATCTCTGGCTCGGGCGTCTTTCGCGACGAGGCGACGGATGAGCGCGCGCGGGCCGTGTTCTTCAATGGCGAGATCCCGGGTTTTCAGGTGGTCATCCCAAGCTTCGGCGTGATCGAGGGGCCGTTCCAGATCACCGCGATCGAATATGCCGGAAGCCACAATGACGAGGCGACCTACGAGATCGCCATGGCTTCGGCCGGGGCGCTGACCTTTACGGCGCTTTGATGGTTCCCCCCGTGGCCAACCCCTGGGCGGGAGAGGTGGCGATCTGGCTGGATGGCCAGCGCCATGTGGCAAAGCTGACACTGGGAGCGCTTGCCGAGCTGGAAGAGGCACTGGAGACCGGGTCGCTGATCGACCTGGTGGAGCGGTTCGAGGCGCAGAGGTTCTCGACCCGCGATGTGCTTGCGCTGATTGTCGCCGGGCTGCGGGGCGGCGGCTGGCAGGGCACGGCGGCGGATCTTCTGCGGGTCGAGATCGGCGGCGGGCCGGTCGAGGCGGCGCGGGCGGCGGCAGAACTGCTGGCGCGGGCGTTTTCGCTGCCGGGGGAACCATGAGCGAGCCCGGCATCGACTGGCGGGGCCTGATGCAGGCGGGCCTGCACGGGCTGGGCCTTGAGCCTGCGGTCTTCTGGCGGCTGACCCCGGTCGAACTGTGGATCATGCTGGGGCGGGAGCAGATGCTGCCGCCCCTGACACGCGCGCGGCTGGCCGAACTGGCCGCCGCCTATCCAGATGCAAGGAAGGATCAGGGCAATGGCGGATATCGGAACGATGCAGGAGCAGCTTCAGGCGCTTGAGGCGCAGCTGGGCTCTTCGGTCTCGATGGTTGCCACGTTTGACGGTGAGCTTTCGCGGATGCGGGAGACGATGATCTTTACCGGTCGCGAGGTGAACACGCTTTCGGGCGGGATCGGCGGCGGGTTGCGGAAAGCCTTCGACGGGCTGGTCTTTGACGGCAGGAAGCTGAACGACGCCCTGAAGTCGGTGGCGAAAACGATCACCGACACGGTCTATTCCATCGCGATGCGTCCGGTGACGGGGGCGCTGGGCGGGCTGGTCGCTGGTGGCCTTGGATCGGCGATGGGCGCGGGGATGCCCTTTGCGGCGGGCGGTGCCTTCAGCCAGGGCAAGGTCCGGCCCTTTGCCAAGGGCGGCATCGTGGCGGGGCCGACAAGCTTTCCGATGCGGGGCGGTCAGGGGTTGATGGGCGAGGCGGGACCGGAGGCGATCATGCCCTTGGCGCGGGGCCCAGACGGGCGGCTGGGTGTCCAGTCTGCCGGGGGGCGCCCGGTCACCGTCGTGATGAACATCTCCACCCCCGATGTGCAGGGCTTTCAGCGCAGTCAGTCCCAGGTCGCAGCGCAGGTCGGCCGGGCGCTGTCCCGCGGCCAGCGGAACCGGTGAGGAGGCATCATGGCATTTCACGACATCCGCTTTCCGGCGAACCTGAGCTTCGGATCGATCGGCGGACCTGAGCGGCGCACCGACATTGTAACTCTCTCGAACGGGTTCGAGGAAAGGAACACGCCCTGGGCCCATTCGCGCCGGCGGTATGACGCTGGGCTCGGGCTGCGGTCCCTGGATGACGTCGAGACGGTGATCGCCTTCTTCGAGGCCCGAAGCGGGCAGTTGCACGCCTTTCGCTGGAAGGATTGGTCAGACTACAAGTCCTGTGCCCCTTCGGCTGCGACGTCGGATGAGGATCAGCTGATCGGCACGGGTGACGGGGTGCAGCGGGTCTTTCAGTTGCAGAAATCCTACCGGTCGGGGCCGCAAACCTATGTCCGCCCAATCCGCAAGCCCGTGCTGGGGACCGTCGCGGTTGCCATCGAGGGCGACGCGAAGGTCGAGGGGGTGGTGTTCACTGTCGACGTGAGCACCGGCGAAGTGACCTTTGTCCTGCCGCCCGAAGCTGGGGCGCGTGTCACCGCCGGGTTCGAGTTCGACGTTCCGGTCCGCTTCGATACCGACCAGATCCAGACCTCGGTCGCGTCGTTCCATGCCGGAGAGGTGCCCAAGGTCCCGGTGGTGGAGGTGCGGCTATGATCGGCGATGCGCTTCATGCCCACCTGGCGACGGGTGCGACAACCTTGTGTCGTGCCTGGATCGTGACCCGCAAGGATGGCGTCATCATAGGCTTTACCGATCACGACCGGGACCTGGTCATCGACGGTGTGACCTGCCGAGCGGATGCCGGCCTGTCGGCAAGGGCCTTGCAGCAGACGACCGGCCTGTCGGTCGACAACTCGGAAGCGGTCGGGGCCCTGACCGATGCGTCGATCGCCGAGGCGGACATTCAGGCCGGCCGTTTCGACGGGGCGGAGCTCAAGACCTTCCTCGTCAATTGGGCGGCCCCCGATGAGCGGGCTGTCGAGTTTCGCGGAACACTGGGCGAGATCACGCGGTCGGGCGGAGCGTTCCGGGCCGAGCTGCGCGGCTTGACCGAGCTTTTGAACCAGCCGCAGGGATTTGCCTTCCAGCCGGGTTGTTCGGCGGTTCTTGGGGACCGGCGCTGCAAGTTCGACACCGGCGCGCCGGGCTTTTCTGTCGAACTGGCGCTTGAAGCGGCCAGTGATGGAAGGGTCTTCCGCTTCGTCGATTTCCCCGGGTTCGCGACCCGCTGGTTCGAACATGGCAGGTTCGAGGTCCTGAGCGGGGACGCGGCAGGTCTGATTGGCGTGGTGAAGATCGACCGGATCGAGACGGCAGGCCGGATGATCGAGCTTTGGCAGGCGATCACCGCACGCCTGTCGGCGGGCGACAAGGTCCGAATTGTCGCCGGATGCGACAAGACTGCCGGCGCGTGCCGGACAAAGTTCGGCAACTTCTTGAACTTTCGTGGGTTTCCTCATGTGCCGGGCGAAGATTGGCTGTCCGCCTATCCCGGTCAGGACCGGCCGAACACCGGGGGCTCCCGGTTTGCGGGCGTCGTGCAATGACGTCAGGTGCCCGTGTCGTTGCCGAGGCCCGAGGCTGGATCGGCACCCCCTACCTGCATCAGGCCTCGGTCAAGGGGGCGGGGGCCGACTGTCTGGGCCTGCTTCGCGGGGTGTGGCGTGCGCTGCTTGGTGCAGAGCCCGAGCCGGTGCCACCCTACACCGACGATTGGGCCGAACCGTCGCGCGATGAGGTTCTACTTGCGGCGGCGGAGCGCTGGCTTGCGCCGAAAGCGCTGGCAGATATGGCGGTCGGCGATGTGCTTCTGTTCCGTCTGCGCGAAGGCTGCATTGCCAAGCATCTGGGCATCCAGTCCGAGGTCGGATTTTCGGCTGCCTTCATCCATGCCTATACCAATCATGGTGTCGTGGAGAGCCAGCTTTCGCACCCGTGGCAGCGCCGGATCGCGGCGCGGTTTTCCTTTCCCGATGGAGCCAAATGAATGGCAACGCTTGTCCTTTCCGCCGCCGGAGCTGCCCTTGGAGCAGGGTTCGGCGGGACTGTTCTTGGTCTGTCTGGTGCCGTCATCGGGCGGGCGCTTGGGGCGACTCTGGGTCGTGCGATCGACCAACGGCTCCTGGGTGCCGGTTCGGACCCGGTGGACGTCGGACGCATCGACCGCCTGCGGCTGACCGCAGCGGGCGAGGGCGCGCCGATCGGGCAGGTCTGGGGGCGGATGCGGGTGGGCGGGCAGGTGATCTGGGCGACCGAGTTTGCGGAATCCGTGCAGCGCCGTCGTTCCGGCAAAGGGGCCCCAAAGCCCAAGGTCAACGAGTTCAGCTATTCGGTCAGCCTGGCGATTGCCCTGTGCGAGGGTGAGATACTGCGCGTGGGGCGGATCTGGGCGGACGGAAACGAAGTCGCGCCGCGCAGCTTGAACATGCGCGTCTACTCCGGCAGCGAAACCCAGCTTCCCGACGCGAAGATCCAGGCCATCGAAGGGGCGACGAACGCCCCGGCCTACCGTGGGCTGGCCTATGTCGTCATCGAGGACATGCAGCTTTCAGCCTTTGGCAACCGGGTGCCGCAGTTCAGCTTCGAGGTCTTTCGCGCGGCACAGGGACCGGCCGTCGACCCTGCATCAACCCTGACGGCGGCAGTTCAGGCTGTCGCGCTGATCCCAGGCACCGGAGAATACGGGCTTGCCACGACGCCGGTGAGCTTTCGGGTCGGGCTGACAAGCTACCGGACGACCAACATGCACTCGCCTTCGGGCCTGACCGATTTCTCGACAAGCCTGTTGCAGCTTGGCGAGGAGTTGCCGGCTGTCGGGTCGGTGTCGCTCGTCGTGTCCTGGTTCGGCAACGACCTTCGCTGCGGAAGCTGCGAGATCCGGCCGAAGGTCGAACAGCGGGGCTTTGACGGGCAGGGCATGCCGTGGCGTGCGGGCGGGATCAGCCGGGGCTCGGCGCAAGAGGTGCCACGGGTGAATGGCGCCTCGATCTACGGCGGCACGCCCGCGGATGCCTCGGTGATCCAGGCGATCCGGGCGATCCGCGCATCGGGCAAGGAAGTCATGTTCTACCCGTTCATTCTGATGGAGCAGCTGGAGGGCAACAGCCTTCCTGATCCATGGACTGGTGCTATCGGACAGCCGAAACTGCCGTGGCGGGGTCGCATCACGCTGTCGTCCGCACCCGGACAGGCAGGCAGCCCGGACCGGTCGGCTGCAGCCGCCGCCGAAGTGGCGGACTTCTTCGGCACCGCAGTTCCGGCGCAGTTTGTGACCAGCGGCAACTCGATTTTCTATTCGGGTGGAAGCGCGTGGCGGTACCGGCGCTTCATCCTTCACTATGCAACGCTATGCGCACTGGCGGGCGGCGTGGACGCATTCTGCATCGGGTCCGAAATGCGGTCATTGACCCAGATCCGCGGCGCGGGCGACAGTTTTCCTGCGGTGCAGGCGCTGGTTGCGCTGGCCGCCGACGTCCGGACGATCCTGGGGCCGAACACCAAGATCAGCTATGCGGCGGACTGGTCGGAGTACTTCGGCTACCAGGCCGATGGGAACCTGCATTTCCACCTCGATCCGCTTTGGGCGGACAACAACATCGATTTCATCGGCATCGACAACTACATGCCGCTGTCCGATTGGCGCGACGGGGAAACCCATGCGGATGCTGCCTGGGGATCGATTTACAATCTCGAGTATCTGAAAGCGAACGTCGAGGGTGGCGAGGGGTTCGACTGGTATTACGACAGCGAAGAGGCCGCGGCATCCCAGCGCCGCCTGCCCATCGAGGACGGGGCCTTTCAGGAGCCCTGGGTGTTCCGCTACAAGGACCTGCGATCCTGGTGGTCGAACCCGCACCATGACCGGATCAACGGCCTGCGCTCCGCCGCCTCGACCGCGTGGGTTCCGTTCTCCAAGCCGTTCCGTTTCACCGAATTCGGTGCGCCTGCGGTCGACAAGGGCACGAACCAGCCCAACAAGTTCGTCGACCCCAAATCTTCTGAATCCGGTCTGCCGGCATGGTCGAACGGTCGGCGTGACGACCTGATCCAGATGCAGTACATCCTCGCCCAGACCTCGTACTGGGCCAATCCGGCCCGCAATCCGGTCTCTCCGCTGTATGGCGAGCCGATGCTCGACATCAGCCGGTCGCATGTCTGGGCCTGGGACGCCCGCCCGTTTCCAGAGTTTCCGGGGCAAGTGCGCGTGTGGAGCGACGGCGGAAACTATGCGCGCGGTCACTGGCTTAACGGACGCGCGACCAACCAGCCCCTGGCACAGGTCGTGCGGGAAATCTGCGAGCGCTCGGGCGTACCCGAGCTGGACACGCGAAACCTGTATGGTCTGGTCCGTGGCTATCAGCAGGCTGACCTGACCTCGGCCCGGGGTAGTCTGCAGCCCTTGTCGCTGGCCTATGGCTTCGATGCGATCGAGCGTGACGGAACCCTTGGCTTCAGGAACCGTGACGGCCGTCTTGCAGCCGAGATCACGGAGGACATGCTTGCCGTGCTGCCAGACGCCGATGGCACCTTCGAAACCACCCGGGCCCCTGATGTCGACACCGCCGGGCGGGTCCGGCTGGGCTTTGTCGAGGCGCAGTCAAGCTACGAGATCCGCTCGGCCGAAGTGGTCTTTCCCGACGAGGAGGCGCGATCCGTCTCGCAGACCGACCTGCCGCTGCTGATGACAAGGAACGAAGGGGTTGCGACGGTCGAACGCTGGTTGGCTGAGGCGCGGGTTGCAAGGGACGGCGCGCGTTTTGCGCTGCCCCGGTCGCTGTTGCGCATCGGCCCCGGCGATGTGGTGGGTTACGGTGGGCTGCGCTACCGGATCGACCGGGTGGAGCGCACCGAGGCGCAGTCCGTCGAGGCCGTGCGGGTGGAGGCGGGGGTTTACCTGCCATCGGACCGCTCTGCCGAAACCATCGTCTCTCGCAGCTTTCAGGCACCGGGGCCTGTCTTCCCGGTCATGCTTGACCTGCCGCTTCTCCAGGGTGATGAAGTCCCGCACGCGCCATATGTGGCGGTAGGGGCCGATCCCTGGCCCGGAACGGTGGCGGTCTGGTCTGCGGTTCAGGATGCCGGATATGTCCTCAACCGGTTGATTGCCACCCCATCCGCAATCGGGGTGACCGAGACGCCCCTTGCCCGCGCCCGGCCGGGCGTCTGGGATCGCGGCGCATCGCTGCGCGTTAGCCTGTCGGGGGGCGAACTCTCCTCGGCCGATCTTCCAAGCGTTCTGAATGGCGCCAATGCAATGGCAATCGGCGACGGCAGCGCCGGAAACTGGGAGGTATTCCAGTTCGCCGAAGCGCAGATCGTGGCACCAGACACCTACGAACTGTCCGTCCGCTTGCGCGGCCAGGCCGGGACCGACGGGTTGATGCCCGCCGAATGGCCTGTAGGCAGCACGGTCGTGCTTCTTGACCAGACGCTGACGCAGATCGAGCTTCCACTCTCGGCCCGTG